ACTGCCACATGTAATATCTAGCCCGTGCAATAAGTACAGGAGCGTACATGTCTGGAAATAATAGTGTATCTGAGTGTGCGCTAAGTCTTGTTGGAAGGTTCCAAGCAAAGAACCAAACGCGATATGTCTTATCCGGTATCGGACTCAATCCAAACTTTCGTGAATCTGGACTGCGGATAACACGAGAAGGCTCACCAAAGGTTTGAGCATCTGCGTCATCTAAATTTTCTGGAACTCTGTAAAAAGTTTTCCACTCTTCGGTGGTAGTAAACTTTAAGTTTCCTGCTGTATATGGAGCGGTTTCTCCGCTTACTCCTACAGTAGTGTAGTAAAAGTTGTCCCAATCTATTGAGCCATAGTCTGTTGTTATATCAGAGCTTGAGGCTTTTAACTCATACCAGCGTGTACCTGCTGTAGTTTCTACGTATACGTTTCCGTACATAGGGTCTGTTTGGCCGCTTTCAGCAACAGACAAAAAAGGCCATTGCGGTTCAGCGTTTATAATATCAAAATAAGCCCTGTTAATATTATCTTTAGCGTGTTGTTGTACGCTTTTAGCCTGTAAAAAATTAGCAGACGTAAGTGCAACTTCGTTTAACTCACGTAAGAGTTCGTTTGTTAAATCTAAATAAGTTGTAGCCATCGTTTACACTGCCTTTGTTTTTGTTTCAGGGCTTTCTTTTTTACCAAAGATTGCATCCCAATTAGCTTCGTACTTTTTTTTGTTTTCTGGTTTATACCAGCTTCCGGTATCACCTAAAATTTTTCCTGTCTTCTTACCTTTTATCATTATAGGTTTAGCGTTGCTTCCTACCTGTGGCATATGTCCTCCTTAAAAAGGATGGGGGCTTTTACACCCCCACCTTTAATCAAGCTTAGTCTACGCCGTAGAATGCAGATACCATAGCTTCAGGTCGAAGAACCTTAGAGCCAAATACGTGCAGGCCGCGACAAATGTCACCAAAGCTATCTGGGTCACGGATGACTTCAGTGCTGGTGATAGTTTGTGCAGTAGCAGTAGAACTAATGTGGCCGCAAAGAATTTTGCCAGCAGCATTAGAGGTAGCAGCAATGTTGTTAGACTTGTACATGTCAAAGCCACGCAGCTTGCCGGTAGATACCAGACCGTTGCGGATAGAGCCTTGACCAGCGTTAAAGTCTACAGACATCAGCTTAGAGCTTGCCTGAGAAAGCTGCTCATAGAAGCTTGGGGGAGCCAAGAACCAACGACCTTCTTCAGGTACACTTTGCTCGTCAAGAAGACGGGCCATGTGAGCCATTACATCCAAAGGATCGTGTTCGCTAGAACCTTGACCGATGTCTAAGTTACCAGTGCCGTCAAAAGTACCAGCAGCAATATCAGTTGCGTTGTCCGAACCAAGAATATGGTTAGGAGTAGCAGCAGAAACGCCAGCAAACATAGAAGCAATTACAGCAGTATCAAATGCGTCACGCAAAGCGTAAGCAGCAGATGAAGATGCAACTTCTTTAAAATTAACGTGAGACATGGAAGTTTCAATGTCATCAACGATAAACTTAAATGCGTTTGCAGTATCTACAACCAAAGTGGTTTCTGCGTCAGTCAGCTTAGTAGCTGCTGTAGTAGCACCACGAGTGTAGGAAGATACAGAAATCGTTGGCTCTTTGATGATCTTTACAGAGTCGCCATAGGCAGTGATTTCGCCAGCATAGTCGGTGTTAGTGATAGCTTCACATACAGACGCTTTACGGAAGAAGTTAAGAACCTTCTTTGAGTAAACCGATGGAAGGAAGAATGAGTTAGCTTGTGTAGAGATACTGTTTGCAAAGTTAGCATTAGTATCTGTTGAGGGTTCAAAATATTGAGCCATGTTATGTTTCTCCTAAAAAGACAAATTTAATATTATGGTACTACTCTGCCTTCCATGATTGCTTGATCAATATCTGCTTCGTATTTATCAAACTGATTCATGGACAGTGCAGCAATTTCCCGTTGAGTCCAAATCTTTGGTTCTTTTGCATCTACGGCTGTTGTTTTAGTAGATACAAAGTCTGCCGCTGAAGACTTGGGTTGTGACTTCTTTGTCTTAGCTTGCTTAGTACTGATTCCGCTTTCCATTTTATAAAGGTCAATAGCTTTGATTGCTAGAGTAACATTATCTGGGTTTTCATAAATCCAGCTTTGAATTGCTTCAGGCTGTTCTTGCGCCCAGTTATGAAACTTATCATCGCCACGTATATCTTCAAAATCGGGATGCTTTGCGTATAGGGCTGATTCAGCTTCTCTACGTGCAATAGCAGCTTCTCTTTCTTCAATAACAGACAGCTTTGATCTGAGAGCTTCTACCTGTTGTTCACTTTTCAAGTGAGCTACAGTTTCCACTGTTTCATACAAATCAGGATATTCTTCTCTAAACTGTTCAAGGTCTTCTAGAGACTTAGGAGGCGCATACTCAGGTTGACCCTGCGTAGCCGCTGCTTTAAGCTCCAGCTCCTTTTGTTTAAAGTTTGCAATCTTCTGATCGTAATGCTTCTTTAGATCATCATATCGTTTTTTATAATTGGTTTTTTTATCGGGTGTTCCTTCAGCTTGTTCAGGGGCCGCTTCGCGGGTAGCCTGTGCTTTAGGTCTCTCTTCAAAAAATATCCCACTTGCATCTCCTCGACTTGGTGCGTCTTCAACGTGCCAGTCTTTACGAGAGTTATATGGGTTCGCTTCTTCCTCAGTTACTTGTTCAATTGCTTCAGACATATCGTCACACTCCTTTAGGGGCTTGTCAGTCTTTCAAGGTGGCTGTATTGTTCGCGTGTCAATACAGGGTCTCGATACTTCAAGGTAGCCTTTAGGTCAATAAAATAATAAGGGGTCTGGTTACAGAGTGGCCTTATTGCGATACGCTTGGCATACGGTTAGCGCCAATCATTTGTTTCTTGATTTCTTCTTCCGTAAGTGCATCTTGTGTCATCCCCGGCATTTTTTCATTTTGCATAGGATCATACGTAATACCGCCAAACGCTTTCTTCATTAAGCCTCCATCATAAGCACGTTCAGCATCGTCCATCATAGTTTGTAGCTGATCCGCACCTAATTGATCGGTGGCTTTCTTGGTGAAAACAAATTCACCATCCGATAACCTTGCGGGAATCGAATCTGATACTCCGGTTCCGGGGCCATCTACTTCCCCTTCTCCTGAGAATTCTCCTGCAACATCCATAACCTTATCAAAGATGCCGCTTAGACGTTCGTCATTTTCTAGAACGCCCATTAAATATTCTTGATCGTCTGTGTCTAAAGATTCGTTTAACACAAACTCTAAATATCCGTCTTCCATTTCATTGTCTGGAAGCTGAGAGGCTTCTGCTGCTGCCATTTCGTCTTCAGGGATGTTGTCGTAAGTGTCTACAGGCATGTCTTGTTGCATTTCAGGTGGAACAAGCATTGAACCGCCTTCGTTGTATTTCATCATGCCGCCTGACATTTTCTTTTCGTATACAGTATCCGACTCGTCACCGGAAGCTATAGAAACTTTAACTGAATATGTTTTACCTGCATCGTTTGTAAAATCAAAAACATCTAAACCTTCGGTAGAAGCTAAACTAAACTCTTTTCTAAATCTTTCTTGTTCTGTTTCGTTTAAAGCATCGTATATTTTTTCAATTGCTTCTGGGCCTTCTAACACAACGGCTGTTCCAACGGCTGTTTTACGTATACTGTCTCTTGTAGCACGTTGACTTTTAGTGGCGGCAGACACTTTACGTTGGCCTTTAGAAGCCTTACTTTTTAAATCATTAACATGTTTTTTAGATTCGTCTAAAAGTTTTTTAGCTGCTTTAGCTCCGGCTTTGATTAAAGTTCCTCCCACATACTTTTCACGTTCAAGTGGGACAAGCATTGAACCGCCTGCATTATATTTAACTTTCATAGGGTCATTTTTCATTTTATTAATCCTCAATTCTCTGTTTAGCTTCTTTTACTTGTTCTTTCAGTTTGGTTAAACTATCCAGAGAACTCACTCTCCCCTGCTTGCGGAACAGCTCCAGTTCCGATGTTGCCACCACCAGTCCCTGTAGCTCCAAGTTCTTGAGGTTGTTCAGATGCTCCTTGAACGCCTCCCATAGCTCCGGTTGGTTTACCAGCGGGGACAGCTTCGCTGCCATTTGCTTGTCCAGCATTTTGCGCTCCTATGATTTGTGCCATGATCGCAGCTTCTTCTGGATCGTTAAGAATCTCATCTGGGTCAAGATCAAGACTGTAAGCAAGCTCACTAATAATCTTAGAGATTTTAACAAAAGGCGCAATGGCTGGGTTCTGTGCAGTCTGAAGGAACATTGTCAAACGCTGACTACGTACTTCTTTTTGCATCAAGCTATTTGTACCCATAGCTCGGATTTCTAAGTCGCCCTCAATAGCTAAGTCACCATCAAAGAACTGCATGTTCCATTGGTAGTAAGCTTGACCAAGAGGCTTGAGTAAAAAGTCATCTAAGTTTTTAACAACTGTTTTGATGTTCAGGCTTGCTGCACCTAATAGCATTGACATGCCAGATGCAGTACGGGTCATGCTCTGTACGCCTGTTTGTCCGTGTGAGTAGCTTGGAATACCTGTTTGTTCGTCTGCAAGCTGACGGAACTTGTCGAACATCATCATGTTTTCTTGTGATGTGTTAGGGAACTTTACGCCATGAATA